GCATCGGCATGGAGGCCGACCCTTGGGGCACGATCAAGCTGGCCGACTTGGGCTACTGCGAGATTTTTGATTTCAAGTGCGCGGCCAGCTGGACCTGTGACGCATGGGTTGTGGGTGGCCCAAACACGGGTGAGCAAGAGGGCGAAGACATGGAAGAAGGCGAATACGAAGAAGGGGATGAATCATGAAAGGCTTATATGCAAACATTCATTCAAAGCGCGAAAGAATCGCTGCTGGCTCTAAAGAGAAAATGCGCAAGCCTGGGGCAAAGGGTGCGCCAAGTGCTGCTGACTTTAAGGCAGCGGCTAAAACGGCAAAGCCTGCCAAGTCCAAAAAATGAAGACCCCGGCTTGGCAGCGTAAGGAGGGCAAAAGCCCATCGGGTGGCCTGAATGCCAAGGGAAGGGCCAGCGCCAAGGCCGAGGGCATGAACCTCAAGGCTCCGGTCAAGGCGGGTGACAACCCAAGACGGGCCAGCTTCTTGGCACGCATGGGTAATATGCCGGGTCCAGAGATGAAGGGCGGGGAGCCAACCCGGCTGCTGCTGTCCCTAAACGCCTGGGGCGCATCCAGCAAGGCAGATGCCAAGGCCAAGGCGTCTGCTATCTCAGCCAGAAACAAGGCAAAAAAATGATCCCGATTTGCATTGCGACTGTTCACGGTAAGGGTCTGGCCGTGCTGCTGGAGAGCATCCGGCAGTACGCACCAGAACATCCTGTCTACCTGCATGGGCCTGAGTCGGTCATTGAAAAGTTTGACGCAACCCTCAAGATTTTTGGCCAACCCAGCAATTTTGGCGATGACTACAACTATGTCATCAACAGGGCGCTGCAAGACTATGACCAGTGCCTGGTGGCCAACGATGACATTGTGCTGACCCCCACCAGCATCAAGGTGCTGATGGAGGATGTGCAGATCGTCAACACCATGCCCAGCGTCAAGGCCGGGTGGGTGGCATCCCGAAGTGATGCGGCGCGGCCATGCCAAAACGTGCGGATTACCGAGCAGCCCGAGCGCCTGCACTTTTACAAATTCCCATCCGAGTCCCACATCAAGATGGTCGAGGAGGTCAGCCCCATCTTTGCTTGGATCAGCAAAGAAGCGTTTGGCTGGGGATTCCCCCCGCTGAACTGGTACTCCGATGATGTCCACTGCCGCGACCTGATCAATAAGGGTTACAGCCACTTTGTCAGTGCCAGCTATGTCCACCACATCGGCAGTCAGACCATTGGCTTTGACGCCAAGAAACTGCATGACCAGGCGCTGCCATGGTTGCAGACCCACAGACCGGAATATGCCAAGGCTTGGTTTGACGTTTGAAGATTAAAATTGACGCAGTACGGTTTACCTAAAGGCACGGCCATGAACGAGCAAGACATCACCAACACCATCAACACCGATGTGGCCGCAGTCACCCCCATGGATGATGCAGAACTGCAAAGCATCATCACGCAAGACCTGACCGATGCGGTCAGCTACATCGACAGCGACCTGTCACCGACACGCGCCAAGGGGACCGAGTATTACCGGGGCGACCTGTTTGGCAACGAGGTCGAGGGCAACAGCAAAGTGGTGGCCATGGAGGTGCGCGACACGGTGAGCGCCATGCTGCCCAGCCTGATGCGTGTTTTCTTCAGCACTGAGAATGTGGTCGAGTTTGTACCCCGAGGGCCGGAAGATGTGCAGTCTGCACAGCAGGCCACTGATTACGCCAACTACATTTTCCAAAACGACAACAACGGGTTTTTGACCAGTTACGCCATCTTCAAAGATGCCTTGGTGCGCAAATGCGGCATCGCCAAGTTCTGGTGGGAGGATGACGAGCGCGTCAGCATTGACGAGTACACCGGGCTGGATGACCAGACCCTTGAGATGCTGATGCAAGAGCCTGATGCAGAGGTCAAGATTGTGGTGTCCTACCCTGACCCCAACGTGGACGAGATGCAGATGACCACGGTGGACCCGATGACGGGCCAGCCAATCACCATGCCTGCGCCGATGATCCATGATGTGCAGATCAAGCGCATCACCAAGGATGGCCGGATTCGCATCATGGCCGTGCCGCCTGAAGAATTGCTGTTGGACAGACGCGCACGGTCCTTTGACGATGCCACCATCATTGCGCATCGGCAGATGGCCACCATGGCCGACCTGATCGCCATGGGCTATGACCAAGAGGAGATTGAAGAAAACATCTCCAGCACCGACCTTGACAGCAATGACGAGTATCTGGCACGCCAGCCGCTGTCCACCACATTCGGCACCAATGACGCAGCCAACCCCATGATGCGCCGGGTGCTGTATGTCGAGGCGTATTCGCGTGTGGACTATGACGGTGATGGCATTGCCGAGTTGCGCAAGGTCTGCTGCATGGGCAGTGGCTACCAAGTGGTGCGTAACCTGCCAGCGAGTTACATCCCCTTTGCAGACTTCCCCTGCGACCCCGAGCCGCATACATCGCCACTTGAGGCAATGAGCATTTTTGACATCACCCGCGACCTGCAAGAGATCAAGTCGGAGATTCTCAGAAACACGCTGGACAGCTTGGCGCAAAGCATCCACCCCCGCACGGCGGTGGTCGAGGGCCAGGTCAACATCGATGATGTGCTGAACAACGAGACAGGTGCCATCATTCGGATGCGTGCCCCCGGCATGGTCCAGCCACTGACAACGCCATTTGTCGGCCAGGCTGCATTCCCGATGATGGAGTACATGGACCAGATCAAGGAAGATCGCACGGGCATGAGCAAGGCGGCCATGGGCCTGAATGCTGATGCCTTGCAGTCCAGCACCAAGGCGGCGGTCAACGCCACCATCAGCGCCAGCCAAGGCCGCATTGAACTGACAGCACGCATCTTGGCCGAGGGCATGAAGAAGCTGTTCAAGGGCATCCTGTTCTTGGTGACAACGCACCAGGACAAAGAGCGCATGGTTCGCCTGCGCAACGAGTGGGTGGCCATTGACCCACGGCACTGGAATGCAGGCATGGACGCCAGCATCAACATTGGGCTTGGCAACGGCGACACGAATGAGCGCCTGCAAGCCTTGATGATGATCATGGCCAAGCAAGAGCAAATCTTGCAGCAGCTTGGCCCACAGAATCCGCTGGTGACCCCGCAGCAGTTCAGCAACACGCTGCGCAAGATTGTGGAGTTGTCGGGGTTCAAGGATGCGTCCAGCTTCTTCCAAGACATCCCTGCCGACTATGTGCCACCAGCACCACCAGCCCCCAAGCCCAGCCCTGAGGAAATCTTGGCGCAGGTGCAGGCCGAGAGCATCAAGGCCGACATCCAGAAAAAGGCAGCAGATTTAGAGCTTCAGCGCCAGCAAATGATCATGGATGACGATTTAAAGCGTGACCAGATGGCCCAAGACCTGTACCTCAAAAAGTATGAAATTGAGTTAAAGTACAACTCACAGATCAGCACAGCAGAAATTAACGCTGCGCAGAATATTGATCGTGAAGCGATACGCCAGCAGGCGGTACTGGCCCAGCAGCAGGCAGCACAGTTTGTGCAGCAGCCGCAGCCGATGCAGCCGATGGCGTCACCCATCAACCTTAACGGAATGGCACAGTGAGTACAAACGAAGACCAAGTGCGCAAGGGCCGCAAGGCCCAGCAGATTCTCGAGAATGAAACCTTGAGTGAAGCAATTGCGAAATTAGAAAACGACCAGCTTTGGCTGTTTCGATCATCGAAACCCGAGGAGTCGGCAAAACGTGAAACGGCGTGGTGCATGTTGCAGGCGATTGATGCCCTGCGACAAGAACTGATCAAAGTCATGGACAATGGCAAGATTGCTCAGAAGTCCATTGACCGTTCACCAAAACTGATTTAAGACTATGGCAGAAACTCAAGCAATTAATGTGGCCGATGCGGCCACTGCTATCTCGGCAATGATGGCCCCCGAACAGGGACAAGCAGAAGTTGACGAGACGCAGCCAGTCGAGGAGTCCCAAGAGGACACCGAGACAGCGGCCTCTGAGGAGGATGACTCTGGTGTGGAAGACGCGCCAGAGGAAGAATCCGCAGAGGAACAGTCCGAGGAGAGTGAGGAATCCGAGGAGCAAGAACAGCCACAGACTTTCACCGTCAAGGTAGATGGCAAGGAAGTCGATGTAACGCTGGACGAGCTTCAAAAGGGTTACTCACGCACCCAGGACTACACCCGAAAAACGCAGCAGATTGCCGAGGTGCGAAAGCAAGTCGAGCAAGAAACGCAGGCAGTTCGGGCCGAGCGTCAACAGTACGCTCAGTTATTGGGAGCATTGCAAGCACAACTTCAGTCATCAGAGCCGCAGGTCGATTTGGAACGTCTTTACAACGAAGACCCAATCGAATGGGTGCGGCAAAAGGAAGTCTTGCGGGAGCGACAGGAAAAGGCATACGCTATTCAGGCCGAACAGCAGCGCCTTTCTTATGTTGGCCAGCAAGAGCAGCAGCGTGCCATGCAAGAGCATCTTGAAAGCCAAAAAGATGCCTTGCTGGCTGCACTGCCGGAGTGGAAAGACCCCAAGAAGGCCAAAGCTGAAAAGGCTTTGGTGTTGGAGTCTGCCAAGTCGGTGGGCTTTTCCGATGATGACCTGAAAAGCGTTTACGACCACAGGCTGGTGCTGTTGCTGCGCAAAGCGGCGATGTACGACCAGATGGTGAGCAAGCGCCAAGGCATCAAGCCTGTTGTGAACAATGGCCCACGACCTGCCAAGCCTGGTGCAGCGGGTCGAGTTTCGACAACTACTGAGAGTACGAGGGCAAAGCAGCGTCTTGCAAAAACTGGCCGTGTCGATGATGCGGCCTCTGCAATTGAACTTTTACTGAGGTAATCCGAATGACTATTGTCGCAAACACGTTCACCACATACTCTGCAAAGGGTATTCGGGAAGATCTTTCCAATGTTATAACGAATATAGCACCGGAAGAAACACCATTTATGAGTAATATTGGCCGCGAAAGCGTGTCAAATACACTGTTTGAGTTTCAAACAGATACGCTTGCAGCCGCTGCTGCCAATGCCCAGCTTGAAGGTGATGATGTTGGCACTTTTGATTCTGTCGTTGCCACTGTGCGCGTGCAGAACTATTGCCAGATCAGCCGCAAGACTATCGTCTTGTCAGCCACTGAAGAAGTGGTCAACAAGGCAGGCCGCCGAAGTGAACTGGCTTACCAGATCGCAAAGCGTGGCTCTGAGTTGAAGCGTGACCAAGAGTTCATCATGCTGTCCAACACTGGTGCAGTTGCTGGTGATTCGACCACAGCGCGGAAAACAGCTTCTTTGACGGCCTTCTTGAAGACCAACATTGACTTTGACACCACCAACGGTGTAAGCCCAACCTACACCACCCTGCCATCCACTGCCCGTACAGATGGCACAGTGCGCACCTTCACTGAAACCATTCTCAAGAATGTGATTCAGAAAGTGTGGACTGCTGGTGGAACACCAAAAATCCTGATGGTTGGCCCTGTCAACAAGCAGCGTGTTTCTGGCTTCACTGGCATTGCATCTTCACGTTTCAACGTAGATGGCGGCGCAAAACCTGCTACTTTAGTTGGCGCTGTAGATATTTATGTCTCAGATTTTGGGAACGTAAGTGTTATTGCGAACAGATTCCAACGAGAGCGTGATGCGTTTGTGCTTGATCCTGATTACGCCAAGATGACCGTGCTGCGTCCTTACCAGCAGATCGAATTGGCCAAAACAGGCGATGCTGACAAGCGCATGTTGTTGGTCGAGTTTGGCTTGAAGGTGTTGGCAGAAAATGCTCACGGCTTGGCCGCTGACTTGGTTACTTCTTGATTTGAAACCAACGGAAAAGGCCAGGGAAACCTGGCCTTTTTTTTAAGATGATTCACAAAAGACTATTTAACGAAAACAAAGATCAAGGAATCAAACGCTACTGGCATGAGAACGCTGAGACTGGCGATGTGACGATTGAGACAGAGCAAGATGTGACAGCAGTGGTCGAGGCCAACAAAGCCATCTACAATGCAGTTGACGAGAAAGCCAATTGGACGGGTGAATGGCACTTGGTCGCAAGCATTCCCGAGGCGCTGTACTACAAGATGAAGGCCGAGGGCAAGATTGATGATCAGGAGTACATGAAACGCTGGTTGAACGACTCCGACAATCAATTTTTTAGAACACGACCTGGGAAAGTATGAGCAACTACATTGCAGTCTGCACACCAGCACGGGACATGGTTCACACCATGTACAGCTACGACCTGGTGAACATGGTGGCGTATCACACATTGAACACCAATGACGCTGTGAGCCTCAAGATCAGCCAAGGCACCCTTATCGCCAACCAAAGGGCCGAGTTGTCACTGGACGCGATGCAAGAAGGTTGCAGCCACATCCTGTTCATTGACTCTGACATGAGGTTTCCGCAAGACATGATTGAGCGACTGCTCAAGCATGACCTCGACATTGTGGCGACCAACTGCGCACGGCGTAGAATGCCCACTGGCCCAACGGCGCAACTCTACAAAGAGAACGGCGAGAGGGAACTGGTCTGGACGATGCCAGAGTCCACAGGATTGCAAGAGGTGGGGTCTGTGGGGATGGGCGTGATGCTGATCAAGGCCAATGTATTTGCGGCGCTGGCCGAGCCTTGGTTTGAAACGCCTTGGCGCATGGACAAAAGAGGCTACATTGGTGAGGATGTTTTTTTCTGCCAAAAAGCAGCCGCTGCTGGCTTTAAAATCTGGATAGACCACGATGTATCCAAAGAGATTGGACACATCGGGACTTTTGAATTCAAGCATGACCACACCTGGGTGATGAAAGAAATAAAGGCAGTCTGATGGCACTGACAACCTACACAGAATTGAAGGCATCGATTGCAGACTGGCTAAATCGTACAGATTTGACCACCACCATCCCTGACTTCATCAGCCTGGCCGAAGCGCAAATTGAACGCACGCTGCGCACTCGCCAGATGATCGTGCGTGCGAATGCGTCTTTTGATTCTGAGTATGGCGCTGTGCCTGCTGACTTTTTGGAAACCAAGTCGCTGAAGCTGACCAGCACCAACCCCCTGACCCCTTTGTCGTTTTTGTCGATTGATGACATGGACGCTGCACGGTCACACTACACGGCCAGCGGTCGGCCCAGGTTCTTCAGCGTGGTCGGTGGCCAATTCCGCATCAGCCCAACACCCGATGCCGCCTACACAGCCGAGTTGATCTATTTTGCAAAGTTGACGAAGTTATCAAGCACTGTGGCCAGCAATTGGCTTTTGACCTCCAGCCCTGACATTTATCTGTACGGTGCGCTGCTGCAAGCTGCGCCTTACTTGCAAGACGATGCGAGAATTCAGACATGGGCAACGCTGTATGAGCGTGCATTGAATGACCTGCGCACAGCAGACGATCGTGGTGCAACATCAGGCGGTGCGCTGTTGACCCGAGCAAAAACTTTTGGATAAGGACCGGACATGTCATCTTTTACCGACTACACCGAAAATTTGGTTCTCAACTTTCTGTTGACCACCAACACGGCCACCCGTCCGACAGCTTGGTATGTGGGCCTGTTCACGGCTGCACCCTCTGACACGGGTGGCGGCACTGAGGTGTCCGGCAACGGCTACGCCCGAGTGGCTACTGGCACGATCAGCGTGTCGGGCACCAGCCCCACCACGGCCACCAACGCAGCGGCGATTGAGTTCGCGGCTGCATCTGGCGGCAATTGGGGGTCCATCGGATGGGCTGCCATCTTTGACGCCAGCACAAGCGGCAACATGTTGGCCTGGGCGGCTTTGAGTACAGCACGCACCATCAACGATGGCGATGTGCTGCGCATCCCGGCTGGCGACCTTGACGTTACCCTGACATGACATGGCTGCATATGGTCTTGGCCCTTACGGTGAAGGCAAATATTCCTACGGCGTAAGCCTTGGGGCGGTTACGTTTTCGGCCACCAGTGCTGTGGTGGTT